TCACTGAATGATACAGAAGATGCAAAGTTCTTAATCTCAACTCGTAGCACATCAATAGAACGACCTTCATCGGAACCATTGATTACAATATAATCGCAACCAATCTCTTCAAGCATTGCTTTTGCGACAGTCGTTTTCCCGATACCTGCAGAACCCGAAAGAATTAAGTTGGGCACATTGTTCTGATTTACAAATTCTTGGAATGTGCTCTTAAGTTCTGTTGGTAATATTGTAGTTGCAACTGTTTTAGGACGATACTTCTCTACCCAGAGAAAGTTATCATTCAGCATACTTGCTATCCTTTTCAGTTGCGACCCAATAGTTTACACGACCTCCGGTAAACTGTGCGATACCGCTCTTTGAAACCTTCACATTATAATCATCCATAATCAACTTGACATTCTCTGTCTTAAAGATGAATTGGAATGTTGCAGGTGAAGTGCCTACCTCGACAGAATATTCATTAGAAGAGGGGTTCTTGGTATCAGTCGCAACTAAAGAGATAACTCCATCATTTCCTCTCACCACAATCTCTGGTAGTTGTAGTTGGTTTGCACCATTGAGTACTTTGCGATACGATTCTTTATTCAATTGGAACTCAACTTCAACACTAGGAAGATCAATATTATTCTCTGGAGGAGTATTGATCATCGAGGAATCGGTATAAGTATATGATGCGACGTTGCCCCCTTCTTTAATCTTGACTGATGTGGTCTCAAAATCAAAGTCTGCATCGTCGAACAACGTTGTTAGTCCGAGAAACTTGTTGAGTTCATAGATCCCAAAGTTTACGGGGAATGACTCTGAGATAGATGCCTCTGCCAGAATATTTTTCTGTGGTGAGACTGTGCGTAGTTTGCTTCCCTTCTTAAATGCAAGGGAAGGATTAATAGTCGAAAAGTTTTTCAGAACGTCAAAAGTTGACTCACTGATCTTCATCATGTAGTTCTCCATCACGGTTATTCAAATCATGTACGTGTAGTTCTATTATAGCATAGTGCAACACTTTAAGCAAGTCAGCACGATTGTACCCTGCTTTCTTACCATACCTCTGTGCATACTTTAAAATATTTCCAATACAGAATCCATCACCATGACCCGAGTCAATAATAAACTCTGTTGCTTGAAATTTATTTTTACTGTAGTGTTCACCGTAGGTATTTTCAATGTACTTGTAAAGTTCTTTCAAGTACTTATCTTCATCATAACGAAATTTGTTCATATCACTTCTTCATTTTTTTAATCAAACCTGCATCAGCAGTTGCAGATGCACCGACCTGTGCTAGATCAGCAAGAGATCCACCAAAGGTATATGATCCTGTATGAAGTAGTTTCATCCACGGACACATCCACGTCTCCACACCAATTTCTCGCATCCACTGACAGAACATATAATCTTCTGATAGATATCGTTTTGATTTTTCATCAATCAGTGCTTGGAAGTACATCATGATTTCACGTGTACCATCAAAGTGTTTGGTACGAATATGGTCAGGTAGATATGAGTAGTCCGGATATGCTTTGGTAAACTTATCGAATGCAGAACGAGTAACCATCATAAATCCTGTACCACCTTCAAGAACAGAACACGGTTCATCAATACGAATTTGTGTCGTTCCATGTGCAGGATTAAATACAAAATCACCAACAAACTTTTCCAGATTGTTTGGATTTTCATCAGCAAATCCTTTATCTACTGCTTGCTTGATTTTTTCCCACGCAATAGTTTTCTTGGGGTAAGGACCACACATAATTTCTTTAGGATTTTCTTCTTCTGGATCCATCAGTGCGGCCATAGTCAACACATCGTTAGGATCAAATCCAATATCCGAGTCGATAAACATTAAGTGGGTATAGTCCGAACGCAGAAATTCGTCTACACAGTAATTTCGTGCTCTTGTGATTAATGACTCATTGAAAAGATAAAAGAACTTGATATCAATTCCATAATGTGTCGACATTTTTGCAAGATCAGCAGTCGACTTAGTATACATACCATGGCATTGACCACCATACATAGGTGTTGCGACAAAGATTTTGCGTTTTTTTAATTCTGATACTTCAACTTGAATTTCCATTCATTCACCTTTTAAAATATAGTAATAATAATTATACTAAAAAAAGGGGGTTGAGTCAACCCCCGAGAGAGAAACTATTTATAATCAGAATGGAATATCATCTGTTGGTTCGACGACACCCGCATCAATCTTTTCATAAAGATCACGGAATGACTGTTTGGTGTCGTCATCGAAACGGTTGATACACATATCAATCGCAGTCATGCGATCAGCAAAGATGCTGTATGCTTTTGCAATGTGAACCAGACGACGAGTTGAGATCACCTCATCAACACCACCATCGTAGAATGTCTTACGAATGATGTCTGCCCAATCGACTAACTTTTCGCAGTAGTCACCATCATCGACACCCAAATCGGCAAACACCTTGCCGAGAATCTTTTTCTCGATTGTTGGTGTTGGGTAGTCCTGCTCACAAGTGATTGGGAAACGTTCTAAGAATGCTTCATTCATCACGTTAGTGCCGATAAACCGTCCATCTTCCGAACCCTTACCTTTGGTGTTACCAGTTGCGACAACTGTAAACCCATTAGCAGGTTTGATGAACTCACCAGTTTTTTTGATGAAGTACCCCTTGCCTTCAAGGATTGACTGTAGACACATAATCTTTGCAGGGTTCGCAAGATCAATCTCATCGAGGAGTAGGACTGCACCCTTTTCCATTGCAGCGATCACTGGACCTTTAAAGAACTTGGTCTCACCTGCAACCAGACGGAAACCACCGATCAGATCATCTTCATCTGTTTCCAGAGTAAAGTTAACACGGATCACTTCACGACGAGTCTTTGCACATGCTTGCTCAACAGAGAATGTTTTACCGTTACCAGACAGACCAGTAACATACACTGGATAGAACATGCCAGACTTGATGATCTTCTCAACAGTTTTGTAGTTGCCGAATGGAACGAACAGAGGATCGACTGAAGGGACTAGGTTTTCTTTGAACCCGTCGAACTCAGCAGTCAGTGTCGCAGAAGTATTTGCAACAGGTGCTTCAACCTTTGGTGTAAACTTCAGAAGCATTGGCACTTCATAGAGACCACGACCTACTCGCATGTCTGTGTTATTGAAAATGAAGGACGGTTTGCGGAAACCTTTTTCTTCGCAGAGATCAACGATCTGTGCCTTGGTAGCAGTAGTACCGAACTTCTCATTAATTGCCTCAATCAAGGCAGTTTGTGGACGATTCAAATTCATAATATATTCCTCTCTCAATCAACATAGGTAGTGTCTCATATTCGACACCACCTGTACAATGGTATTTCTCTATCTATGCTACCATATCGATAAACTGTGTTAATAGAACCCGTGAGTTCTTACGTGATGCGTTTGCTTTCTTAAACGCAGTACGGATCTGACCAACCTTTGCATCATCTGCGACTTCGATAGCACCGTTTGACGTTTCGAGGTTCTTACCACCAGAGATTGCAAAGAACTTATTATAACCACAGTTAGGAATTGTGGTGAACTTATTCTTTTTCAACTCTTCAGTAATATTCGACAACTGTTCCATAGAAAGTCCTGCACTACGCAAGTCACTCATCATTGAACGGCGGTTAACAGGAAGGATACGGTATCCGATTGCATTCGATCCAGTGTGGTCACGGAACAATTCAAGAAGTGACTTGGTGTAACCATTGCGTCCTTGAATACGATACTGACGTTTTGTTACTGGGTCAATAAACTTAATAATATTGTACTTAAGTCCAAGGTTCCACAGTGCGACATTTTCACTGTACCCACAAGTGCGGAACTCAGAACGAACCTTACACTCAATCGGGTGACTGTCACCGTCTGTCAAGAACACAGTGTTTACGATGTCAAGACGGTTGGACTTCTGAAATTCTTTGTGAATCTGAATACCTGCCATGATTGCATCGTCGAGTGGTGTACCACCCAAGTAGAAATCCCATGGCAGATAGTATGACACATCTTTGCTAAAGTTTTGTCCGATTGCAAGGAGCATCTGTGCCATGCGAGTGAACTCAGAACGACTCATTTTGTTGTTGAAGAACTCCAACAAACGGAATCCAGTTTTATACTGAAGTGTATTCAACTCAACATCGTTTACTGGTGCATTTGGTTCATCTTTGAACCGATCAGAGAACGCATACACACGGTATGGGATGTTGACTTGACGACAGAACATCACAAGGTTCAGTAACTGATCAATCGTTGGTTTCATGTGCCTATGCATTGAACCAGACCAATCGAGGTAAAGTACCATACCGTGGTTCTTACCTTCTGGAGTCACAGACATCTTGCGGAAGATGTCGTCAGAGAACTTGTAGTTGTTCATTTTAACGGGACAGATCACACCAGTTTTTGCAAGAGTAGTACGTGAGTACTCAGATGCCTTTTTCTTCATCTCAAACTCTTTGACCATGTAGTTGACAGTTTTCTTGTTTTCTGTCTGGAACTTCTTCCAAAGTTCTACACCATAATCTGCAAGGTGTGGTTTTTGTTGACCGTAACCACCGGGGTTGTTGCCAAATCCAAAGACCTTTTTATAATTGAAGATCAGATCATCAATCTTGTTCATGTTCAACTTAAGATTGTATACTTTAGTTCCATCACCCGCACTGAACTCTTTGCGAATATTTTCGTGCAGAGATTCTTCGGTACGTGAAATAGGATCAGAAGGATCTACAGATTCATCATCTGCCTCCGCTGCCTCACCCTCTTCCTCAGAAGAATCAGTTTCATTCTCCTCTTCATCGGAATTTTTTCCAGTACCTTCACTTTCCTGCTCGGTATCTTCCTCATCGTCAGTCATCTCCCAATCGTTCTGATCGAACCCGTCAGATGGTTGCTCTTCTGTTTCACCAGAACCCATCTCCTGCAGGTCTTCTTGTTCCTGCATTTGTTCTTCTTTCTTTTGTTTTTCTTGATCGAATAGACGATTTGTGATGTCAACAACTTGTTCCCAAGTGACACAAGAGTCAATCTCTTTGATCCAGTGTGCCTCATCTTTTGCGATACGAACACCAGAAGTTTGACCACACTTGAAATAAATGTTAATGCGGTCAATCAAATCAAAAGTATTGATCTCTTCCATACTCGCACCAAACAATCCGTCTGCCATCAACTTCTTGTAAGAGTTGATGAAGTTCCTACGGAGTCCGGGATACTTGGTTTGAATCAATCGTTCAATACGTGCATCTTCGATTACGTTAAGGAAAGATTTGTACGCACGACCACGGTCACATACCGCATCATGCCAACCTTCCTCTGGAGTATATAGTGCGTGACCAACCTCATGCCCAATGAAGTGATCGTAATTGTCACTCGTGAGATCTTCCCACAGTGGTAAAGTTAGAACACGATCACGTACATTGAAGGATGCGGTTTGAGCATTCTCATGCACAACAGTAATATTCTCTGTTGCGAGTAGTTTTGCTAGAATGTCTTTTTGCATGGTGTTACCTCTCATTTACAGACCCAGTATATAGAAGTATGGGTCAATGGTCAACCCTATTTTGCAAAAAGATTTAGATTATTTTGTTATATGTATAGAACTAAAAATTATATTACGTACACTGGTTCAATAAAGTTTAACTTATCACCGTTGACACGATATTGTCCTGATTCTTTTTTACCAGAAGGTCTACGTGCCAACTTCATCCCAACAATTGATTTGATTCCATACCGTGAACGAATATCGTCTTCGATACGATACCTTTTATTCTTGACAACGGGATCTACAATGTTGATCATTACACTATCGCACACTTCTTTCATTGAATCCATCACTGGATAGAAAAAATTATCTCTCCAACCATTATACTCATTGTATCGTTTCCAAGACTGTTTGTCTTCGCATGTCTGCCCTTCTGCGTATTTTTCGATCCCAAAGTAAGGTGGTGATGTAAACATCAAATCATATTGCTGACCAGTCACTTCTTTCCAATCAATATCTTCGGCAGGCCTATTGTAGATGCGCACACGTTTATTACCAACTACTTCAAACCAATCACCGTGGTCTTCAAACTTCACTTCTACAGGAAATAGATTCTGATTAAGAATTTCTTCATATGCAAGGCATTGCTTTTTGTACAATTCATAAGACGCAGTATTAGGGTCACACCCAAGATAATCGTTTGCCTTTGATGTGTAGAACCCTGCAAGACGGTCCCCCCAACCACAAGAGATGTCAATTACTTTCTTGACAGCATAGTGGTCATACACAACCTTTGCGACAACAGGTTTAAATTGAGTAGCAACATAACCACTTAGTCGAAACATCGCACGATATTTGTGCTGATCAATAGGATCTTGTTCGTTTACAAAATCCCTCCACATATAAAGAAATAATGATCTGAATTGTTTTCCGTGTGGGTCATTCCATATTTCATAATTTGATGGTTTGCTATGGTAACCACAAGTATATCTGTTATCACAGTGAAAGTGATTACTCACATCATTCAGTGCATGTCCGGCATTAATGATGTATTCAACATCAACTTCTTCAGAAAATTTGTTACGAACTGTTTCTCTTATAAAATCAGTCGTAATGCTTTTATTAATATCATATTGTTGTAGTTTCTGAAAAGACGACACCATATCTTCATGCGTAGGTCTTGCAATAGGAATCTTTGGTTTGAATCTATCAATGTACCTAGCAATCGCAGGGATAATTGTATCCACTCCAGGCTTTAACTCACCTTCTTTTGTGTGTTCTGCGCATAAAGATTTCCATTCGTCATACCCAAACATAGGAATGCCGAATTCATTATTTGCATGCTCTGAAATGATATCATCAATTCTCTTCATTGATCACCTTATGTAATTACTATTCCCTACCACCCAAAAACAAGAAGTCTCATTTGGATCTATAATTTGTTCCATCATTTCATATGATTTTGATTCATAGATCATATCTAATTCGAACCCCACATTTTTTCTCAACAGTTTGTTGTATGCATAGTTTCCAGTGCGATATTCATATCTGTACTCCCATACTGGAAGTTCTAAATTTTTATGCACGTCCTTTGTTCTATCATATCCAAAAGGTTGAAGTGCTACGATTTTGAATTTCTTATCATATAGTTTAACACCTTCTAGTATTCCTGTCAATGTAACACCACTTCCTACAGGAATGTACAGTGTATCACAATCAACGTTTTGCACTTGTTCTGCTATTTTTCCAATAATTGAAGAACGATATTTTTGTGCGGCATAACCAAACAACACTTTGAACATAGGTCTAGTATCTGCAAGTTTGTTTAAGTTTGAGTATAACACATTGTTGAACCCCTGAGTCTCACTCAAAACCACCATCTCAGATCCAAGATCGTGGCACATTTTCATTGCCTTTCTTTTAAGTGCTTTTTCAATAGTGGTGTTTCCAAAACCAATGATTGAATTCAGACCAAATTCCTCTGCGACTTTAGATACAATTACTGCCTGTGGTGAATGGATCGAGCTTGCGGTTGCGATTGTCGAATCGCACTCATTTTTAATATAATCTAAATTAGTCTCGATTAGATCACGGCATTGTCGAATTTTCCCACCTGTAACAAAGTCAGATCCATAGGGTGCGTACAGATCTTCCCTCTTAAATAGGATTGAATTATATTCTTCTACAGGTGTGATCCGTGGAGTTTTATACGGATAGATTTGCACCATTACGTTTTCTCAATTTTTGCAATTTCTTTTGTTGACGTTTTGCTTGATTCAAGTGGAAATTGCTTGCACGACTAGTATGTGACACACCCATCATATGATCATATTCATGCTGAAAAACTCTAGCATCGAATCCTGTCAAATTAACAGTGTTAGTGTCACCCATTGCGTTACTGAATCTAACTCTAATATTTGTTGATCTTTTAATTTTAACATAAAGTCCGGGATAAGACAAGCATCCTTCTTCTGCTAACATGACTTCTTCACCATAGTCTACAATCTTTGGATTGAATACAGTGAAGACATCTTCTGGTTTATCTGGATTCCCCATAACAAATACTTTGAGGTTATATCCAACTTGATTTGCAGATAGTCCCACCCCTCGATTGTGTGCCATCGTATCCGCAAGATCTTCCACCAACTTGTGTGGGTCAACTTGTGGGTTCTCAAAGTCAAATGCTTGACACTCCTGATGTAATAATGGGTTACTCGTGTCTACTAGTTTTACTATCATACTGCTATCCTACTAAAGTTTTTTACCTTTTCAAACCGAATCTGACTCCGGAACTTGTCTGTTAATATGTCACCTTTGTGACTGATGACGAATACGTTCGTATCCGATCCCATGTCTTGCAGTAACTTGAGAAACTCATCGCATCCTCCTGCATCAAGTGAGGCATCAAACACTTCATCCAATATAAGAAGATTGGTATTCGTAGAGTTTTTAAGTTTTGCAACTGCTCTCCATGTAAAAAGAAGTGCGAGGTCAATCCGCATCTTCTCTCCCTCGGAGAAAGAAGCATAAGAAAACTCATCACGATAACGACTTTTAATAACTTCATTGAATTCCTCATCAAGTTCAAAGTTAACAAAGAAGTCCAGAGACGCAAGATACTTGTTAACGAGTTTATTGATAATGGGTATGTACTGCTTGATTATGCGTTTTTTGATACCACCATCCTTGAGCATTTCTGTTGCTATTTTTAGCACCTCTGCATCATGCGATAGTGTCTCTGACTTGGATTCATGCTCTTCAAGTTCCGTCTCCAATTGCTGTATTTTGGATACTGGACTATCCTCTGTTTTTTCATTCCTCGTAAGGTTGGATAGTTTGGTTTTGACTCTTTCCGAATTACTCTTGTAAGTCGATAGTGATTGTTCGCA